GCGAAGTTCCGTGTTTGTGTTGTTCGTGTCGCTCTCGTTTGCCAGGACTCCGAGAGCCCCCGCAGCCTTGATGTACATCTGCTCTTCATCCGTGTTTTCAGCCTCACCACCGAGACGGAGGTGGCCATCCACGTGTAAACCAGAGACACCCACATCTGCCGATGACGGGATGATACCGATGCCCGCCATTTTCTGCGTGTCGAAAGCCAAGGTGCTGTTATTAAAACTGATGGTTCTCGTCGTGGTGTTTGAAATCTGCGTGACGTTTTCAAGGGAGTACGCTGGAAGGATTTCGACGCTCCCTAAATTGAGCTGATAGCACGCGACGTTCCCCACGACGTCGATTTTATTGAGGCTCGTGTCATCGATGACCACGTTGGCCCCCACGCATAGGTCCGCCGTTGGATTCGCGTTCGAGATGCCCACATTGGACGCCGTCACGAGAGACGTCGTCGCGTTGTTGCATTCAATGGTATACGGCGTCGTGTTCCCAATGCCCGTGATACCCTCCAAGGTTTGTGTGATGTTCGAGAGGAGCCCACCGTCCCCGAAGTAAATGTTCGCCGTGACATTGCCTGACACGAGGACGTTCGAGGACACGTTGATGCCTGTCGTGGCGTTCGTGAAAAACACGGTCTGGTCCGTGTTGGCACCGTTAAGGCTGACAGATTGTAAATCCGTCACGATGCCTTCGAGGGCGTAGCCGTTACCCTTGAGGTAGTGTGCGTACAGGTTGCCGTACACGAAGACGTTGACACTACTGTCTTCCAAGATGTCCAACTCGTCCGAATCCCCTGCGACGTTTTCATTCGTATACCCTATGACGATGTTTCCAGTTTCGTGTTGATGTGCAATGGCGATGTTGCTCTGTCCATCTTTAATAGCCAAAACCACACCGACGTTCGAGTGCGACGCGTTGTTCGCCCCGAGTTTCGTCAATGGGTCTTTGACTTCGAGAGACTTTACCGAGAGATTTCCACTATGAATCTCTACATCCCCGGCAAAGCTCTGGATGTTCGTTGTCATTTACCTTAATATGCGAAATTTTTAACAGCGGTTATACCCTCTTTGATGGTTTCTAACTTGGCATCAATGCCTGAGGAAGTGTACTCCACCTTGATGTCGTAGTCGTACGCCTGTGCCTTGTCGTGTGGTTCGATGACCACTTCGGTGGGTGTGCAGACGACGTTCGAGCTCCATGGATACGCGGTGTTGCCGAATTTATTGAACGTTCCCTTGGTGATGTTTTTGGTCGGTGTGCCATTTTTGTGTCCACCCTGGAGTTCGAGGACGAGGGTGTTGAGGTCTTCGTCGCCGTGGAGGAGCTGGGCCATGACCTTGGCGTAGAAGACGTTGGAGGCGAACTGGAGGGTTATGTTCGAGCTCGGGTTCGCCATGGAGCCCGAGTACGTGTAATAGTGCGTGTTCGCCAGGACCATCCCCGTGTCGATGTAGGCCACGTTGCTCACGGTGATGTTTGAGGTGAACGTCGGGTCCAGGTATGTGGCCCTCGTGTTTTCCAGGTCGATGATGTCATCTCGGGCCGTGGAGAGTAAACCGGCATTGCTGTTCACGTCGGTGCGTAAACCTTCAATCAGTGCGACGTTCGCTGCGAGGTCCGTCTGCAGAGCGACGCCATCGAGCTTCGTGCCGTCCCCGTAGTACTCGAGGGCGGTGATGTTCGACGTCGCATAGATGTTCCCAGAGGCTTTCAAGCTCCATTCACCGGTGTTGGTGAACAACACCGTGTCCGAGGTCGTCGCCCCTGTGGTGGTCACCTGTTGGAGCGTGGGTACCTTGGTTTCTAGGGTTCCTGGGGCAATTTTCTTAAGGTCGTTGTTCGTGGTGTTCACGTACACATAGTTGACACCGGTCATCGATGTGAGGACGTTGGCGTTGGGGATGTCGTTGGCGCGACCAATGCCCGTGACGAACACCGAACCATTGGATGCGGACTTCACACAGACCCCTAAGTTTTGAATCAGATGGGGACTCGTGTCGTAAGGTTTCGTACCGATGACACCCCCCGCGACGGTGTTGGACACATAGACAGTCTGTCCCACTGCGATGAGACTCGTGTCCACACCCGACGCGCGGCCATAGGTGACGGCTAAACCCTCACCTCCGTCGGCCACAGTCGCGTACACGACACCGATGGCGGGCATGGTCGCACTACTGTCCGACTTTGCCAGGTCGACGTTTGCGAGGTTTTGATTGTGCGCACCATTGATGTACACCACCTGACCCCTGGTGAGGTCCCCTCCGGTGTCGTTGTATATTTTGATAAAGGTGTTGTCGTTGTGTTCGTTCACCCAGTTCGTGCCATCGTAGACCAGGTGTTGTTCCGCGGTGAGTTCACCGGTGTTGATGACGACGTTCTGCAACTGGTCCAACTTGATGCCCACGTTGGACGTCAGGTCCGTCGAAAGGGCTGTGTGTGCGTTCGTGAAAGACACGATGCGCGAAGTGGTGTTCCCAAGGGTCGTCACGCCTTGGAGGGTCACGTTCGAGAGTGTGCCACCATCGCCGTAGTAGGCGGCTGCGTTCGCGTTGCCTCTCACATCGAGGGTGTGCGATGGCACGGTGGTGCCCACACCCACGCGAGACACGGCGGTGTCCACGAACAAATCATTGGTGGCGATGGCCACGTTCCCTGCGACGTTCAGTTTATAACCCACACTGATGTCCCCAGTGAGTCGGTCGGCCACCATGGTGTCGTCCCTCCACGCACCCGAGATGACATCGGGGTCTCTCACCGTCATGTAAAAGTTGTTGGATGCGTTTCGACCAATGCCCACGTAGGCGTTGGAATCCTCGGCAAAGATGATCGTGGAATGACCCCCATCGGTGTCGTTGATGTAGATGTCCGGTTCATTGGAGTCGATGCGCAACGCACCCACACCGTCGTTGAGCGACCCCGCCGTTATCTGTACGGGTGCCGTGGTCGTGTTCAAAGATTCCACGGAAATTCTCTGCACCCCCTGAATAGTGTGTGCATTCATGGTGTTCACGTTGGCACCCCCCCTCACATCGAGGGTGTACCCTGGGAGATTCGTGCCGAGACCCACCCGTCCAGTGAGGGTGTCCACGAAGAGATTGGTCGTGCCAACTTCCAGATTGCCACTGGCGTAGACATTACCCACGACGTGGAGATTGGCCTCTGGTGTCGTCGTGGCGATGCCAAGCTGCCCACCCGTGAGTCGCATCTGTTCTGCTCCACCCTCATTGAAACGCACGTTCGTGCCGTTGACGTACGTTTGTCCCGAGGCATCTTGATAGAGGGCGTAGCCCGTCGAGGACGCAAAGTCGATGTGCGCCACTCCGGCGGTATCGCTCGTGCCCGTCACGTCTCCGACCTTGAGACGACCCACGACCCCCGTCACGTCCGCATCTGGTGCCACGGAGAGACCGGTGGCGTTCAACACCGCCACGTTGGCGTCGCCCCACACATCGAGGGGATAGGCCGGTGTAGTCGTCTTCACACCGACGTTGCTGTCTGCATAGACAGTGGCCACGTTGGCCGTGCCCCGCACGTCGAGACTATGGGACGGTGCATTCGTGCCCACGCCCACGCGACCCGTGGTCGTTTGTACATAGAGATTGGTCGTCCCCACCTCCACGTCTCCATCGACATTCAGGGTTCCGTACACGTGCACCGCGAGGGCGTTCGCGGTGTCTGGGACGATGTCCGTCGACGAGGGGTCGCTCAGGGTGTGCGCCAACACGAGTTCGGCCTCGTTCCCTCTGTACCCCACCACGACGTTCGAGGAGGGTCGGGTCATGATGATGCCCATGTCGAGGGTGTCCGCTGTGTTGTTATTGGCCAATTCGATGATGGCGTCGTTGATGATGGTGTTCGTGGTTTTCAAAAACGTGGTGGTCCCCCCGACCGTGAGATTCCCAGTGAGTTCCATGTCCCCACCGACATCTAACTTCGTACCAGTGAAGGTGAGGTTTGGGCTGTCCACGAGGAAATCATTCGCACCCACGTAGACCACTCGACCAGGGGTGAGCGAACCCACCGCGAGGGTTTGTGTGGTGACGTTCGAGGTCACCGTGATGTTCGATGTGAAGACTGGGTCCAACACGTTCGATTTGAGCGCGGCCACTTGGTCGGTGTAATTCTTCGCCGTGATGAGATTGGCCTCTACTTGAATATCCGTGTACACCTTGGCGTTGGCGAGATTCGATGCGATGCTCTGGTTGAGTGTGAACACTTCGGTGGCCAACTCCGTTTTTGTGGCTCTCGTTGATTCGAGATCGCCGATTCGTATGACGTTCGCTTCGTGAAACGATTCTAAATTAGAGAGTCGCGCACTGTTCGCCACGAGGTTTGATTCGAGGATGACGATGCGTGCGGTGTTCGACGCCATGTCCGTCTCCAATTGAGACGTCCTCGCACTGTTCGCAGCGAGGTTTGATTCGAGGATGACGATGCGCACCGTGTTCGACGCCATGTCCGTCTCCAGTTGCGATGTTCTCAAACTGTTCGCAGCGAGGTTTGATTCCAAGATGACGATGCGCGCGGTGTTTGACTCCATGTCAGTTTCCAGTTGCGATGTCCGAGCACTGTTCGCTGCGAGATTCGATTCCAAGATGACGATGCGCGCGGTGTTTGACTCCATGTCCGTCTCCAGTTGAGATGTCCGAGCGCTGTTCGCAGCGAGGTTTGATTCCAAGATGACAATGCGTGCGGCGTTTGACTCCGTGTCCGTCTCCAGTTGCGATGTTCTCGCACTGTTCGCAGCGAGGTTTGATTCCAAGATGACGATGCGTGCGGTGTTGGAGTCCATGTCCGTCTCCAATTGAGATGTCCGAGCGCTGTTCGCCGCGAGGTTTGATTCCAAGATGACGATGCGCGCCGTGTTTGAGTCTCTGTCAGTCTCCAGTTGCGATGTCCGAGCGCTGTTCGCAGCGAGGTTTGATTCGAGGATGACGACGCGTGCGGTGTTTGACGCCATGTCCGTCTCCAATTGAGACGTCCTCGCACTGTTCGCGGCGAGGTTTGATTCGAGGATGACGATGCGTGCGGTGTTTGACTCCATGTCAGTTTCCAGTTGCGATGTTCTCGCACTGTTCGCCACGAGATTTGATTCCAAGATGACGATGCGTGCGGTGTTTGACTCCATGTCAGTTTCCAGTTGCGATGTCCGAGCGCTGTTCCCCGCGAGGTTTGATTCCAAGATGACAATGCGTGCGGTGTTGGAGTCCATGTCTCTCTGAAAGGCCACGGGTTCGGAACCCACGTACACCATGTCGCCGACGGTGATGTTGCCAGCCACGAGGGCGTTGCCCGTCGTGACTTCAAAGCCGGTCGTTGTGTTTTGAAATAGAACTGTGTGCGTGGTGTTCGCCCCATTGTCCGTGATGCTTTGCAACGTCGTGCGCACGTTCGACAAGAGACCACCATCACCGATGAACGCGTTCGCATAGATGAATCCACCTTCGGTGATGAACGTGTTGCTATTGACGTTGAGTGTCTTGTCCACGAACATCGACCCGTACACGTGCACGTTCATGTGTTTGGAGGCATCTGGAAGGATGTCCAGCCCTGAGGGGTCCGAAGTCGTGTACGCGAGCATCAGTTCATTTTCATCGCCTCGGTACACGACGGCCACGTTCGCTTCGGCGCGACCCATGACCACGCCCGTGTCGGCGCCGGTGGTGGTGTTGTTCGCAGCCAGTTTAATGATGGCATCTTCCACCGCCAGGTTTTCTACGTTGAGGAAGGTGGTGTTCCCCGACACGGTGAGATTTCCACCGACCACGACGTCCTTCGTGGTGGTGATGTTCTTGGCTTGCACGTCCCCGTACACGTGGAAATCGATGTCATTCGTGGGGTCTGGGGTGAGCGTGGCCCCGTCGATGCTGTCGGTGCTGTGTGCCACGATGAATTCCGTGGCGCTCCCGTCGTAGCCGAACACGACGTTCGAGGGGTTTTGACAACTGATGATGATGCCGGAGTCGAGCACGCCGTTGTTCCCGATGCCCAAGATGGGGTCCTTGATGTACACGTTTTCAGAAAACAGGTAGGACGTGGCCCCGTGCACGTTCAGGTTTCCATAGATGGACGTGTTCCCGGTAAATTTGTTGTTGAGTCCATCGATGACGGTGCCGGTGCCCGTGGCGTAGATGTTCCCTGACACTTTGGTGTCGCCACTGACGTGGAGCTCGTGCTCCGGTTCGACGTTGACCCCGACGAACCCGGTGGTTCGCAGGGCTGTGGGACTGCCGGTGAGCACGATGGTGTTCGAGGTGGTGTTGCCCATGTCGGAGATGTATTGGAGGGTGAGGTTGGAGATGTTCCCACCATCACCGGTGATGATGCCCTCGAATTCTGGATTGAGCTCAAGGGCGGCGATGCGCGCGCTGTTGTCGAGGAGTTCCGCTGGGAGCACTTCAAGGGCGGTGATGCGCGCGCTGTTCGCCGCGAGGTTGCTCTCCAAGTTGACGACGCGCGCGGGGTACGTTTCCAAAGTCGTGATTCGCACGTTGTTATCGGCGAGTTGTACTTGTAAATCCGCGATGTTTGCAAAGTTGTTCGATGAGGTCACTTCAAGATTTGCAATGTTCGCGGTGTTCACGGAGATGCGGAAACTGTTATCGGCCAAACGCGAACTCAGCGTGCTGATGCGCAGACTGTTGTCTTCGAGGTTTTCCTCCAAGTTGGTGACGCGCACGGCGTTGGCGGCCAAGTTGCTCTCCAAGTTTCTGATGCGAATGACATTGGATGCGTGATGGGCGTAGAGGGTGGTGATTCTATCGGCGTTTTGTTGTAAGCCCGATTCCAAGGTGCTTATACGCACACTGTTTGCGGCTAAATTTGATTCTAGGTTCCCAACTCTAATAGCGTTGGAGGACATTTGGGTTTCTAAATTGGACACTCGCACCAAGTTGGCTTCGAGCAGGCTCACCCTGAATGAGTTGTCCACGAGATTGACTTCGTGGGCGATCCCCGTGAGCGTGCGCCCGTCGCCAAAGTAGGCGTTGGCGTAGACGTCGCCGACGACGTTCATAGTCAGCAGATTCGACGTGGTCGTGATGAACCTATCCGACGCACTGTTCGCGGTGTACGCGAACGTGAGTTCATCCACGTCCTCTCTGTAGGCGATGGCTATGTTGTCTCCAGGCCTTTTCATGACCACCCCGACGTCGTACAACAGGTTCTCATTCACGTTATTCTGACCCAACTCTAAGATTGGGTCCGTGATGGAAATGTTCTTTGACGAAATGAACGTCGCTTCCCCGATGGTCGTGAGGTTGCCCTCGAGGTAGACGTTTCCCCTGGCGTAGATGACGTTGCCCGTGGTTCCCGTGTCGTCGATGTACACGTTTCCAGTGAGACCAGTCAAGTTGCTGAACATGGCACCACCTAACAATCGCACCAGCGTGTTGGTCTCGTTGCCGGTGTCCGTCACCTGCTGAAGGTTTTTATCGGAAGCCACGACCTGTGTGGTCACGATTTCCTTCGTCGTCGAGTTGTACGCCAATACATTCGTGGTCGATCCATCGTCGTACCTGATTGGCGACACGAACGTGCCCGAATGTGGGGCATGCACTATGGTGTCCGAAGCATTCACAATGATAGTGTTCCCAGCCTGTGTGGGTGGCTGCACTTTACCAATGCGAACCTTCTCCCCGCGTTCCACGGTATTAAGGTTCTTCACCATTTGATATTACCTAGTATTTTAATTTGCATATCGCAGAGCACCGATGCCATTTTGGATGGTCAAGATGTTATAGGAACATGCATAAATTTTGTCGACGAGCGCGCGACTTTCACTGTGTATCTTGAACGAATTCACGCGCGAAAAGTTCAACGTGCCCGTGGGTTGCAGACTCGTCGTGTTGTGTGCGAAACTGTACATGAACACATCGGGCGACGTGCACGCGATGGTGTGATAGTACGCACTGATGTCCATGAAGTGCGGACGCGCCCATTTGTATCCTGAAAGTTCCACGCCGTTGATGGACAACTTCAAGCGATTCGACGTCGACGTGAGCGTGTTGTTCGCGGTTATGTTGGATGCGGCGATGAATTTCACGGGGTGATTGAACGTCAACTCTTGCGTGAGTTCTTCTGATGGCGCGCACTCTTGAATTTGGTAGATGAGCATGTTCACGGTCTGTCCCGCGATTTGCGCGCGTTCCTCGGCGTCCAAGTAGTAATAATTCGAGTGGCACTCCCACGTGTAATTTCCCGCGTTCGGACCCCACCGCACTCGAAGTTCGACCTCTTGGTACCCGAGGGCGCACACCGGGAGGGCGCTTTCCAGAGCTTCACAGAAAAAGAAACGCAGTGGGTAAAACAACGATTCGCGACCGCCTGGACCGAGGGCCCCTTTCGAGCTGTTTTTGGCAAACATGTCCAGCGCGACGTTTTGACTGAAATCGGAGGTTTGGCGATCGATGACTTGTCCACCGATCACGAGCTCGACGCTCTCGATCGCGGAGGTCCAATTCGTGATTTCCTGCGCTTCCGTGCCGTTGTCGGCGGTCAAGTAGGTGTACCCCAGCATGTCCCCATTGCGAAGAAGGGTTATGGAGGAGTACGAGTTCGAACGCACGGCGCCTTGAATTTGTTGTTTCTCCACGCATTGGGAGAACGGGGTGTGGCGTTTGTACGTCGCTGAAAAATGACTCATTTCTGGTTCGCTCGAGATCCATTCATCTTGAGCGCCCAGGCACACGAGTTGCGCGATGCCCGCGGACATGGCTTTACATTACCTTGAGAAAAATTAAAGATTCGGTCGCCTGCACACGAATCGAAGGACTAAAAAATTATCACCCACGGCTGTGGCGTTCTTGATGGTCTCCCCGTTTTGATTCAACAACCGCACGGTTAACTTGTCGATTCTCAGAATAGGGTCGATGTATTGCACGGCGATGGGGTAATTGTCTTTAAAAGTGATGAGTTCGTTGCCATCGCTGATCACGCTTCCGAAGGCGCTGCGAACCATGGAGATGTTCCCTTGGCCCGCGTGGGTGCCCACCGACGCACCGGAAATGGCGGCGCGGTCGTTGAAGTGCGTGTCTAACTCATCGATGGATACGTAGAGGTGTTCTGTGTGTTGCACGTTCGCGTGCACGTGCGCCGCCAGGAGTCGGCACTGCACCACGTTGCGCAATGGGTTCTGGAGGTAAGCCGTGAATGCGTTCGCACTGGCCTGACCGATGGTGTCCACGGTGATGGTGCGATACTCATAGTTGAGGTCGGGAATCGTGGCCTCAGCGGTCACGAGCGCCATTTTATACTAGATGCTCAGATAATTTCGTAGTCGGCTTGCTCGCGCACAAACTTTTCGGCACCACACACGCCACCAGGGCGCTGCGTGGAGTACGTGCTCTCGCCTTCTTCACCCGAACCCGCCACGCACTTGGATTGCACCGGGAGGTCGAAGAACGAACCTTCGTTCTTGGGCTTGATGACCAAAGGCATCGGTTCGTAGTAGCTGCGCGCGGTCATCACGACGAAGAGGATGATCAGGACGGCGGCGATCGCGGTCAACGCGTTTCGGTTGGCTCGGTTGAGCTTGAACATGTTTTATCATAGGTTGAGAAAAAAGTGCGTTAAAGAATTCGATTACTTTTAAGGTAATACATCAGATGGACGGTGAAATCGTACTGGACCGCGGCGAAACCACGGTCATGAAACTTGACGACGGCGAACAGCGACTGATGGATGAAATTCAAATTTCTGCACCACAGCCTCGGCGCGTGCCCAGGCCGAAGCCCACCCCGTACGCACGACCGCGCGCGTCGCACGCCATGGAACACCAAGAAGAAATCGATGCATTCGTCAACCCGAATAAGCAGAGCGCACCCCCGCCTGTGCACGGAGGGCCGTCGTTCGACGACGACGACGACGACGTGGACGAGGGCGACGCTTACATGGGCATGGAATTCGACGACGAGCCACAACAACAGGAGATGCCGTCGGCTGGGTACGCCTCGGTGGACGCGGAGAAGATGGACATCTTGAACAAGTTGGCGCGTCTCGAACGAAAGGGCTTCGGCGTGAATAAGCGTCTCAACGCGTACAGTTCCATCGAGGACTTGCGCAACGAGTACAAGCGCGTCACGTACACCATCGACGTCGACCAGAGCATTAAGTTTTCGAGAAAGGCGCTCATGGCCACGGTCACTGGTTTGGAGTGGGCGAACAAAAAGTACAACCCTTTCGAGCTCTCCTTGGACGGTTGGTCGGAGAGCATCATGGAAAACCTCGACGATTACGACACCGTGTTCGAGGAGTTGCACGTGAAGTACGGACAGAAGATGCAAGTGGCGCCCGAAATCAAGCTTCTCATGATGGTCGGTGGCTCTGCGATGATGTTCCATCTCACGAACAGCATGTTCAAGGCGGCCATTCCAAACTTACAGGACGTCTTGAAACAGAACCCAGGACTTCAACAAAGCATGGTGAGTGCGGTGCAGAACGCGGTTCCTCGTCAGCACGCACCACCACCCTCCACCACTGGTGGTGGTTCCTACGAGATGCAAGGTCCAGGGTTCGATATCAGCAGTCTCATGGGCAACGTCATGATGCCCCCACCGCCGCCGATGAACACGAGCGTGCCCACGATGGTCGCACCCGAACCCGAGGCTGAGGATGACGACGTCTCCGACATCGTGGCAGAAGACCTCATGGAACGCGAGAACGACATGGGCGATGACGACGTGAAGGAAGTGGACGTACAGGACAAGGCAGCACCTAAACGTCGGGGGAGAAAGAAGAAGACAGAAATAAATCTTTAGATACTATAACACAGGATGGCCGCGTTGTGCATGTGCCCCATCGAGGACGAGGAGCCACCTCGCCGACCCCAGGTGCGCTCTGCTTCACCCACCGTTGCGCAGGTTCCGATGATGGAGGAAGACACGGAGTGTAATTACCTCATTCTTTTCTTCATCGTCGGGGTTATTATTTTGGCTCTCATGGATGCCACGTAAACTCTTCCACGAGGATTACCCACTCCCTCGTGGCAAAGTTATTATTAGTATGTGAATGCCACCTTCGTCTCGGTGTCTCTCTTAATCGTGAGCAGTTTACCACCCGAGGCGGTCGTGAGCTCGACGAAAAAGTCGTAGTAATAGGCCAATTGGTCGGCACCGCTCAATGGGAACGGCACGTGTGGGTCCAGAATCACGGTCGTCGGTGTCGTGCCGACGATACGACTCCAAGGGTACGGGTTTTGTCCACCGAAGATGTTCTTCGTGCCTATGGCGATTGGGATGTTTGACGATTGCGTGTTGTCGCTGTGGCCACCGTGAACTTCCAGCACCATGGAACTGAGGTACTTTCCATCTGGGGCGTAGCGCAACATGGCGTGGATTTTTGCAAAGAACGCACCCTTGTCGAACGTCAGGATGACTGTTTTATCCAAAGTGTCCCTGACACTGAACGTGTTGCTGTACGTCTTCCGCGCCACCGCGTCGGAGTTGATGATGGTGCCACCGTTGACGTGCAGTGGGGCCTGTGGTGCGGCGATTTTAATCCCGACGGCGTCGCCGAACTCAATGCGCCCGCCGAAATCGATGTCCTGTTGCACGGTGAGCGAACCCTGGACGACGACGTTTCCCCCGGCGGGGTGGAGATACAAGTCGCCGTCGCCGCCATTCAAGTAGATGTTCGACGCGTGTGAGGAGGTCTTGAAGTCCAGGACGGCGTTGCTCGTGGTGTGTTGTATTAAAATGTTGCTGTCGTACACGTGCAGGTTCGCACTCGCGGCGTCCGTGCCTATGCCCACGTGCCCTAGTTCGTCCACGTACAGACCATCCACGTGGGTGCCGTTGTTCACGTACCCCAGGACGAGGCTGTTCGAGGTGGACCCTTTCTGTGCCTTGACGAAACCCCCGTAGCCGGAATTCGTCGTGAGTTGCAGGGCGGTGTGTTTCGACGCACTCGCCCCGGTGGGGGATTCCAAATTTAATAGCGTCACGTCATTCGTGCTTTCGCTGTACACGTGTAATTTATGAGATGCTTCTGTTGTCCCTATGCCGACGTTACCATTGGTCTGAATGCGCATCTCTTCCGCGATCCCTTCCTGCCCGAACCGGAACACCAGGTCAGCCTGTTGGAGCACGCGCACGACCCCATCACCTGTGGTGCTATCGGTTAAGATTTGGAGGTTGGAGGTGTCCACGAATCGACCGGCGTCGATTTTAAAGTTGCCCTGTTCGATGTACAGACGCGTGTCCGCGGCGATATCGTCTTCCGTGGAGTTGATAAGCACCTGTCGATCGCGCACGCGCAACACGGGCACGGGGTTGTACTTTCCAGGGATGCTGTCATCGGATGTTATGATGTTGTTGATGTCATCCGAGGTGAGCTCCGCGCCGGCGTTGTACACCCGGAAATCGTGATAGGCTGCAACGTGTCGAATGCGGTCGTCGCTGCCGTCGTTGGATTTAAACAACAACATCTCCGTCGCCTGACCCGCGGTGGTGCGTTCCTCGACGAACGACTGGTCGCCGGTGTCGCTTGATAGCCCGCGGAACTGCAGTCTGTTCCCAATGCGCACGTCGCCGTCGACGTCTAACTGATACGCCGGGTTCTCGACGTTGATGCCCACCCTGCCAGTGTTGTCGATGACGACGCGCGTTTGGTAGTTCAAATCTGCAGCGTTACTGGAAATTTTAAACTTGTCGTTGTCGGAAAAGGAGGCACCCGTGGCCCAACCAACCGTGGGCCCCGACGTGACTTTATAACTCGTGAAGGCGTCGCTGTTGTCGTCGTTCACCTCCATGCACACGATGGCATCCTGCCCAGCTTCGTCGTTGTCGTTGTGCACGAGAATACCGTTATTCAGGGGATTGGCCGACCCCGAGGCCCACACTTCGAGCTTACTTTGGGGCGTGTGCGTGCCGATGCCCACGAGACCCGATGAGAGAAGGGTCATGATCACGTTGGACACCGCGTAATCGTCATCGGCGAGGTTAAAGTCCAATCTCGTCTTCGATGAATTCGCAGACACGGACCTCTTACCGAGAGCGAACGCCGCGCGCGCGCCATGGGACGATAACGCGGTGGAATCTCTACACAACTGAAGCACGGGGCGCATGCTGTCGGCGACGTTCGCCGGCGTGGTTTGCGTGATGGTCAAGGGCACGGTCTCGTGAGAGAACCCATTGTTTGCCGTGACCTGGTTGTTCACGAACACGTTCCCAGCGACGTGTAAACCATAGGGTTGCGGTTGCGTGGTGCCTATGCCGACTTTACCACTCTCCAACACCGTCATCTTCGGCGTGCCCTGCGTTGACGACGAGGACACGGTGAGATTGAACCCTTTCCCCGATGGCACGCGACTTTCGAGATAGGTTTGCCCCGTCGAGGGATTGACATCCGCACGAAGCGTTGTTTTATTTGTGCCCCACACTTCACCGACGTCGAACGTGTTGCTTCCGACGACTTGCACACTGCCACCCACGGTGAGCGTGGACCCTGGGTTGGCGTTCGCGATGCCCACGCGTCCGAGACTGTCGACGACGATGCGTTCGGTGTTTTTTGTTTTCAGTTTGAAAAATTGTTTGGTGGCATCGGTCGCGCCCGAGGACAGTTCGACCGCGGTCACGTTCGCCGCCACGGCGCCGGCTTTGAGAAGGAGACTGTTATTGGTGTTGTCCGCGCCGAAGTCGTCGGCGTGGACCACGATGCTCCCCGTGCTCTTGATGTAGTTATCCTTGTTCGAGTCCACGCTCGCACTTCCACCCAAACGCACGTTCGCCCCGACGTGCAAACTTTCATCGGGGTTGTACTGTTGAATACCTATGCGTTGAGTGGCCATCAAACGGTCGCTCACCACGTTGCCGTGAAACACGGCCAGGTTCGCGCCCGTCTCGTGCATGTGAATGTTCGAGCCGATGCATAGGGTGTGAATTGGATTTGTGTTTGCGATGCCAATCCTCTGCGTGGCGAATAACGTGGTGAACGCGGCTCTTCCAGACACTTGAAACACGTTCGCCGCGGTGTCGTCGATGACGACGTTCGAGCCCACGCGGAATCCCGAACCGAACGCGGCCCTTTCCATGTACGTGTTCCCTCTCACGTGGAGCACGTTCGACCCGGTGTCGTGCGCCCAGAGGTTTGAACCCACGGCGAGGTTGTGTTGAGGGTTCGCGTTGGCCGCGCCTATGTTGTGGTCCGTGACCACGTTCCCGTGGACGTACAGGTCGACGTTTGAATCTGAAACTATGATTTCATCGTCCCCTGGCCCTGTGAGAGTTCGTCCTATGTGCATGCGCGTCGTGGCTGGGAGGTAGCCCACGAACACGTTCGATGGAGCCTGCCTGAACACCACACCGGTGTCCAACGTCCCCAAGTCGTTCCCTTCGCCGATGACGACGATGGCGTTGGACAATTCTAAGTTAATCTGTTGCGAGTACGTGGACACGTCTCGAATCTCGACGTTCCCGAACACCCGCACGTTCCCGTACACGGTGAGGTCCCCGTCGGTGACGTCGACGTTCCCCGTGATGCCCAACACCGGGTTACCGACGTCGTCGATGACAATGTTTGAACCGAACTCCAAACCTTGATCGAAAATAATCCTCGACGCCGTGACGTTTCCAGACGTGATGATGTCCCCCGTCATCTGCACGCCCTGAGTCACGCGCAAGTTCTCGCACGCGACGTTCCCTTCGACGTTGAACAGGTCGTCCCCTAAGTTGTCCACGAACACCCGATTGGTGTCGTTGACCTGAAAGATGTGTGTCGGTGTGTCGGCGTTGACGGACATCTGTGTGGACACTCTGGCCTGTTCGAACAACGCGCGCTTCTTCACAGCCATGGTGACCACACCCTCGTCGTTTATCCACGCGTTGGAGCCCACGGCAAAGTTATGGTGTGGGTAGAGGTTCGAAATACCGACATTACTCGTGAATACGTTCGACGCTTCCAAATCCCCGGTGAAGATGTTCGGTTCGGTCAACCCCCTACTGTCCTCCGTCGGAGCCTGAGGGTCAAGCCGAACTAGGGTGATTTGGTCAAATTTACCTCGACTCCCTAAGAAGACCATATTCTACTTTAACTTCCGAATAAAATTCCACCCAATCCATTCTTAATTCGAAGCACCTGATAGGACAGGGCGAGGACCATGAGGTCCTGGTCCGGTGGACGATCCGACCCCTTCTCCGTGCCTCGTAGGATGAGTTTTGCTGAGTCCATGCGCGAGAAGTTCGTGGTGCCGTTGGGGAAGTACTCCGACGCGTTCAAGCCGAAGTGATACGCGAAGAATCGTGTGTAGAACGGGCATTCGTTTTCGTTTTCAAACGTAGGCACGCCGTAGTGCGACTTGTAATAATTTTGAACCGTGTGGAAATACGTCGGACTCATCTCCTCCAACAGGGCCTGACCGTTGAACTGAATGTCGGCGTTTCTGAACGTGAAACGGTCTGTCTGGTCCGCATCGCTCGCCGTGCTGTTCGCTTTGAATCCCCAAAACAAAGATTTCACGGGATGTCTGAATGCGCTTATGTCGATGTTGTTGTACCCACCGACGACGTCTGTGCGGTTATCGAGGACGGTTTCCATCGAATAGTTGAACCACTGCACCTGCGTGATGAGCAAGTCCATCTGCCTGTTCACCATGGCCTCCCTCTCCCTCGTGTCCAGATACACGTAGTTGGCGTATATTTTCATGCGCTTCTCTTCTTCCGTGCGCGCCAGGGACGTGAACGCCCCGGGTGCGAACTGAATGCGCACCTCCACCTCGTGATAGGTGAGGGCGCACAGGGGTAAGAACGCGCCGTGGTCGCAGAAAAAGAAGTGAAAGGGGATGAAATTCGTATCGGTATCTGAAATTTTGTTATTAATCTGAGTACATTTTGTGTACGTGTCGGCGAGGTACACCGTCCATATGTCCGAGATGTATTCAAACGGATGACTGTCAACCTTCGTGCCACCGATGTACAGAGAAATGGTCGAGCCTTCGAACACGTTGGATGATTTATACCCCTCCACCCATAGGGCGTTGATGAGGTCACCGTCAGAGGGAATCTTGAAACTCCACGTGTTCGTGTCGTCCACGGTCGCGATGTGCCTCGGCGCTTGTGCGAAGTTTGTGTGCCTGGTGTATTTCATCTTGAAATGCGAAACATCACTCTCATCGTTCGTGATGTAAACGTCCTGAGCGCCTTTGCTCACCAACGTGACCAGTGGACCGGACATTTTATACTATAAATAAACATTTTCCTTGTGGCAATTCTGGGCGCTCTTGGTCGTCGGGTTTACCGTGAATCTTAAACCCCCCGGCTTTGTACACTTTGAGGCGTTTGTACCACATCGCCGGCAACATGCTCCACTGGTCGTTGATGTCGTAGATGTGTGGATTGTTCTTCTTTCCCTTGGTCTCTCGCATGACACGTCCAATGCTCTGTTGGATGTCGGACTTTGGTGTGGCTAAGATGACGGTGTCCAGGGTGGGGATGTCCAGGCCCTCGTGGGCTTGAGAAAAGGTGGCGAAGATGATTTTCTTCGTCGACGATTCCTGGAGGTCCTTCTCTTTCATTCCACCCATGTACAACCCCGAGGTCTTCAGGAAACACTGATGGAGCATCTCGCAGTGTTGCCTACGGTCCGAGAGGACGAGAAGTTGTCTCGTGCCCGCGGACGCCCTCTTGATGAGTTCCACGAGCATCGTGTTTCTGTGCCGAGATTCCACGAGTTCGGTAATCATGTTCACGAGTGAGATTTTACCGAACCGCGTGCACGGTGGCGGATTTCTAAAGAGGTCGTGTTCGTACTTGATGGGGAACACCTCCACCTGGGCCTGATTCTTCCGTTCCACTGCGAAAAACGTGGGACCCATGAACCAGTGCAACACTTTCGTGAGACCATCTTTCCTTTGTGGTGTGGCGGACAAACCGAACACGTGCCGAGGGCACATGCGAAACAGACTCTGTGAAAACACCTTGGCACAGATGTGATGGGCCTCGTCCACGATGAGTGTGCCTATGGTGTCAAAGTCGGTGTAATCGTACTCCTTCAGGGACAACGACTGGAGCATGGCGATGACGAAGTCCGCGTCGGTCTCCTTCTTGTTCTGTTGCACGATGCCTATGGTCGCCCCGGGACAGAACTGCTGGATGCGTTCACGCCACTGGTCCGCGAGGAACTGTTTATGCACCACGATCATCGTACGAAAGCCGAGTTTACACGCTATGGCCAGGGCCACCGTGGTCTTTCCATAGCCACACGGGAGCGAAAGAACTCCGTGACCTGCACGAATAGCCGCGGCAAGTGCTTCGTTTTGGTGCGTGGCGTCGCGTAGTTGACCGTGGAACTTGACACGCGTTCGAACGGGTTCTGGTCGACGGTCCTCTGCAGGCTCGCCCAGTTTATCAACTCCGTAGAATCTTGGAACGCACACTCCATTCTTAGCCTTGCGATAAACTCTAAAAGGCGGTGGAGGGAATCCAAAGTCTCCATTGACTTCGGGTCTTACCGTCAACTCTTTTTTTATTTCCGCGAGGGTTTGTCCATCTTCTTTAACTATGTAGCCACTACGAGTCAGCATTCTACATAGTAAAGTATGTGTGGGTAATTTTTAATTAAAGCTCCGAACGTCGCGCGTATCGCACCTGATTGTTATAAGTGAGTCTGACGGCCGGGTCTCTCGACGTCGACGGCATCTCGTTTCTATTCATGGAATTCCACATACTCTGGCTGAAACTGTAGGTGCGATTATTGTTTCCACGGGCTCTGATTCGCATGGGGCTGACACCCTCCCCCGTCACGGTGGCCGTGCGCCGAGCGGGGCGACCGGGACTTTCAGCCACTTGTTCGCCATTGTTTCGACTCGCATTGGGTGTGCGGTTGTTGCGCCCCGGTGGTGCTATCGAAAGGGTGGGCTCCCTTGCTCGCATTTGATTGACATACACTTTGATTTGTCTCGTCGCTTTACCCACACCTGATTTAGGCGCGTATCGCATGTCAGCTATGGCACCCAACAACAGCTGCATCGGTTTGCTGAAAACAAACGCAACGAGTTCCTGTTTTAAAAACTTGTTCTTCGTCCAACGCAACATTGTTTTAATCGGGAGTTTTATCCAATCTGCCATGTATTTGTCGACGGACACGTCGATGCCCTTTGCGGCTAAGATTTGTGCGTGGAAGGTTATGATGAAAGACACGATGGAGAGAAGCATTTTAGAACCAGTGAAACCTGGTAATTTAGCCGTGGACACGATCACGTCGAGAATTCGCGATATTTTCTTTGCAGCCTTTGAGTTCCCGATGAAGATGAGGCGCAGTATGATGCCAACGGTGAGAAGCATGGAAAACTCTATGGCCAAAATCGACGTCCCTTGACTCGAGTTCAACCACGCGTTTGCCTTGACGATTTCACCGATGTTTTTAGACTTCGTCAGATACAATCGCGCAAATCTCGAAGCGATGCCCTCTTTGGTGACGTCCAACGGCGACAACGCGACGCCGACAACTTTGTTGATTTTTGTCGACACCTCCCCAGTGACCGTGAAGAATAAAAGTATGAGCTCGGCGAACATCTCCACACCTCGACGGTTGTCGTACACGTCTTGGCCGAGACGCCATCCTAAATCTAACATTTGTTCTCGCGTGGGCATCTTCGCTCTCACGACGTTGACGACTTTCTTGCGCATCGCACTGGCCGCCACCTTTGCGCGCGCTTCAGGAAGCGTGTTGTTCGTGAAACGCACGACACCCTGTGCATTCGCACCCATTCTTCTCAATGATTTATTTATATCAAGTTCGCGCGCGTTCTTCAAGACACTGTTACGCTGTGGTTTACTCCTCGCCTTTTCAAATCTGAGCTTCAGAGTTTCGCGATTGTTATTGTTGAGATTTGGAAAATCCTTTTCCCAATTCACCATTAATATGTATGTATATTTTTAATTTTCCACGAGTGTCCTGTGTGATTTCCCGCGGTCCACGCGCCGGTGTAGTCCACCTCGACCTCGACGTCGTCTCCTGCGAAGAGTTCTTGCACCGGCTTTGCACCAGACACGGGGCACATGACCCTATGGTAGCGATACGGCACCTTTATGATGAGGGTGTCGTTGAAGAAATCTTCGTACACAAAACAACCTTTCCCGAGTTTATATGCATTTCTTTCCTCGATGTTGGCGACGATGCGTTTCGCATCGGGAGGGAGGCGCAGGCGCAGGTACCATTTCCCGTTGTGTTCGTACATGGGTTGGTGCACTACCGCGCGGCAACGAAACATACTACTAGAATAAAGAGAACAAATAAAAGATGAGAAAGACGCAAGGCATCGAGCGGTCGACGGACGCCCGCGAATGTCCGAGCCACTTCCACCGCGGCTTCGAGGGAGGCGTAGGGGGTCGCGCGTTCGGACATCATCCCACACAGGGCCACTTTTGAACATCGTCCATAGAATGGGAGATAGGTGAGCACACCAGAGGATTGGGAAAAGTGCCAGCGCCCATTGGACCACGTGGCACCCCACCCGATGCGCACATCCCCTGGTGGTGGCGGAACCCCTAACTGGTCGATGACCCCTCGCTTTAACGTCTCTGGGTCCGTGGTCAACAACTCTTCCGTGAGATTGCATATGACGCACGCCACCGTCTTCCCATCGGACAAGACCCGCGGTTGAAGTTTCCAAGGCGTCGTCGCCGCCACTTCGAGGTCATCCTTCAGCCGCGGCGCACCCTCTGGGTAGTCGAGAAGGACGTTAATGCACCCGTAAGTCGCGTTGTATAACTTGTCTCGCGCATCAGGACCCCAGTTGTCTTTGACGAACTTTCTGGCCGGACTGTGGTCCACGCACAACACCAGGGGGTCCCTGGACAACGTCGTGCCGTTGGAAAACGTGGCCACGTACGAGTCATCGCGCATCTCCAAAGACGTGAGTTCGGCGCCGAACACGAACTTCACACCCACGCGTTCGAGCGCCTCCTGCATGCGGTCGCCCATGACTTTTCCAGAAACCTTTTGGGTCCACTGCCCCGAGAGGGCGACGTGATTCACACTCGAGAGCAATTCGTGGGAACTCATGACGTCCCACGTCACCCCATCGATGACGAGGGGGAGGTGTTCGATGAACCGTTGTCCACCCTCGGAGAGCTTGCCCTCGAACACGTCCTTGACCGTGCGTTCCTTGGACGCCACGAAAGGGAGGGAGAGGAGGACGAGATAGTCCATCAAAGCTAAACTTTTAAACATGTACCCGAACACTTGGTCCCCGTGTTTCTCGAACAAGTCCGTCCATGGGATGTCCATCTCTTCGAAAAGACTGCGCGCGTTCACCCACGCCCGGTCGAAGAGCACGCGATGGGCGTGCAGGTCTCTCTTCGTGAGGTCGGGTTCCCACCACGACCCACCTGCGGATGGCTTACGTTCGTACACCGTGACGTCGCGTCCTGCGCGTCGGAGTTCCCACGCGAGGGCTAACCCAGTGGGTCCGGCACCGACGATGTGCATGTTACCATTCATGGATAAATTTTATTTTGAAACATGATGTAAAAAATTCCCAACACCAATGTCATAAATGTTTGTGCGTCGACAAACTTTTTACCAGACACGACAATAAACATGTTCAGCAGTGCGTGCATGGGGAGGGTCTTTTCTGGACCCCATCGGCTGTAATAGGCTAAAGTGGCTGCCATGGACACCGCGAGCGCATTCAAGAATGAAGACATCGATGGCTTGTACAGGAACCACGCGGTGTACAACAACGCGACGTAGCTTATGAACACCGACCTGGCGAGAAACTGTCGTGGACTCTGCACCACGTCCAACTGTTCGCGTCTGACGAGTTTCGCAATCCAGTGAGGGCCAAGGATGAGATAGGAGAAATAGAGGACGATGAACACTTGCCACATTCTGATCATGTTTCACAAAAAAAATACATGGATTTACAAAATATGGTCTATTATATTTTTTACATTCAGGCACTGTACGAGGTCGGCTTGCGTGTACACGGACCCAACCACACCACGCGGCATGACGTTGATTTTCGCGCGATGACTCTGTTTGATGCTCTGGACCAGACTTCGGTAACAGTAAAAGTAGGTGGCCTCGACCTCGAGCACACAAAATAACTCGAGAATGTGGTCGGGGAATGTCGTCTTGTCCACGACCCCGTACTCCGTCATTAAACGTTCGATGTGCCGACGGTCTTCCTTCGTGACGTCCTCTTCGTCGAGGAAAAAGTCTTCGTGCACGATGTGGTTCACGAGGTCCATGATTGATTGCATGTGTCCATGGGGTTGGGTGCACTGGGGGTTAGTATTTACAATTTTTTTAGTCTTTCATTAAAACATTTTACAAAATTATTATGCAGTGTAGCATCTTCACCAAATAACCGGTACGTGTAAAATCGCACATCAAGGGTGTCCATCGTGTGCGCTTCGAAATCTAAGATGGCCCATCTAAATCCATGAGGAGTGGACTTGTAATATGTGCTAAAAAAAGCATCACTCACACCATCCAAAAACTTTGAAAAACTCTGAACGACGTCTGGTGGGCTGGTCATCATGCGCGTCGTACACGCGGTCGGGATGCACTGGGGGTGAAACATTAATTTTTTTCAATTGCATCGACGAGTTCGTCAACATTTCTAAAGTACCGATGCACATCTTTCATGAACCGTTTGTTGTTTTCGAGCACTTCACACTCGGGTTTATTCTTATAGAGCCACGCCAAGTTTGACTTTGAATATTTCGTGCGTTTTTGATTTTCATTGGGCTTTCTTGGAATGATTTTCGATGATTTTTTCTTCGCCGCACTGCTCACGGTCGTCGCGGGTCTGTACGACAAGGCTTGCATGACGGTGTCCGCGAGGTCGTCCTTCTTCTTCGAGGCATCAAAGATAGGAATCCAGTGCGCGTTGGTCTCACCGGTGTGAATGAATTCGCGACACCGCTCGATGGCCGTCTTCTTGCGTTTCAAGTACTGAGACCTCCCCGGACCGGCCACGTCCGGGATTTTATGTCGCGCGTCGTACAACAGGGTTTGCGCTTCGGGTTTTTTAATGACGAAATACGCGTGAAGAAAGTGCATGACGGACACCATTTTCTTGTTTCGGTCCGGTTGTTTTTCTATGAGAATGACGTCCGCGTCGAGGGTCCACGGGCGGTCATCGAGATGTTTTCTCAAGGACACGTACACACCGTCGTCGTGTTGAGGCGGGATGCCACTGACGTCCCACTGCTCGATGAGGTTTTCGGTGTCGTTGAGTAAACACATGGCGAGATTACGAATACCCACATCTATGGAGAGGAGTTTCATTATTAAAAAAGGTTAAACTATTCTTTAAGATAGGGTTGCCGCAACACCAATGAACACCATCGCTAAACAGCAGATGAGGGACATCCACCAGTTTTCGGTTATGAAGGCCAAGAAGTCGAATCCACCTTTGGCGACATTCTTAGCCGCATTACCCGCGGCTTCAGCCAGGTCCTTGAGACCATCGACCATGTCGTCTATGTCTGAGAGGGCGCGGTCCAAGGCGGTGAATGGGTTATTGGTGTCGTAAGCCATGCACAGGATCACCATGGCCGCACCCATCTTCATCCAGTGCTTTCGCGTGAACGTCGCGATGTCACTGCCGATGGCGATGATGCCGAGCTTTTCGAGAGCTGTGCGAACTGCTCCAGAGTTTTCAGCGATTTCAGCACCGCTTTGAATAGCCTTACCCAAGTCGGCGTCGGTCACGGATTCAACGACACCCGCCTCGTTGCGGACCCACGACACATTTGTTGCCTCTGCCACGTCATCAGATGCCGCGAGTGGTGCGTTTTTGGCGGTGTCGGTCGCGACAGTTTTCGTCTTACCGGTGTTCAATTTTGTTTGCACGGGCATTAAGTTGGCTGTCGATGTCTGCGCTTTCGCAGCTTGTGCCGCTGTGTCGCCCTGTTTAATGGCAACATCCACATAACTCGGTGTGAGCACGTTTCCGAAACCCAAATTCCTCGCCAACGCTGGGTCCACATTAGCCACCCGCGCGAGTGTGACTGTGTCCATGTTTCTCGCGAGCGCCTGGGCAGTGCTCGCGTCTGCGTTTCGAAGGACTGCGGCGATCGTGTCGTCGTCGGCCACGGCGGCGAATCTCTTGATGATGGAAGGGTCTGCTGTGGAGAGTGCAGTGCTCATAGCTTTCGAGTACGACGCAAAAGTTGCTGAGTCCATACTTCTCAACGTTGTGCTGAAGCTTTTCCAAGCCGTCTTGGAAGCCTTGGTACCTGTTGCGAATGCAGAGAATAAATCATCAAGTGATGACAAGTTGACCATATTATACTATGTATATATAAAATTCTAACAGTTCTTGAACCCACTCCACTCATAAACCAAACACCTCTCCGACGTCCCTGAAAAAATCTGCAGCTTTATTACCAACTACGACAGAAAAACGAGACACCGTCGTGCCGAATATCGTCTCCGCAAGGTCCATTCCTGGGTAGTCTTCGCAATCGTTGTCCCTATATCTCATCCCATAAGCCTCACAGAAATCCGATGAATAATCACAGTACCCCGTCTCGTAATTGAACGTCACGCCTTCGTAGGCTTTGTGGAGCGTATTACAGTGTTCCACGACTGCACCGAGAGGTGCGGCGAGGGCACACTTCTTCGGCAACTTCTTCTCGATAACATTCGGTGTGCTCTTCTCACCCGGGTTCGTTGGGTCCACGACCCTATAGGTATCGGTGTATAGGGCGACCAGTGGATTATAGCCACCTTCGGGGTACAGTTCAGCGGACCGTTGGATGCACGCACCGTCTTCTCCCTCATTCTTGTCCCACTTACAGTTGATGCCTTCCAGCACGTTTCCAACCGACACTTGCGACCCGGATGGTGGATTTTGTCCCGTGCACTCTGACTCAGTCTCTCGCTTCAGACACAGTTCATCTATACCATACCTCTCGTGCATCGCGCCATACTTTATGTGATCTTCTTCCATGCGCGCGTTATAGTCATCACACCCTTCTTTCGACAGCGAGACCCCGTATCTTTTCGCTGTGCTCATGAAGGGCACTCGTTCGATTTTACTTTCAAGACCCTTGTCTTTGTAAAAACTGTATATGAAATCGTCACGTTCGACGCGTTTGACAGCCTCCACCATCTCGAAGGCTTCTGCGAACGCATCTGCGGCGTCTTCAATCTGTTCATCCGTGAGGACTTGCGTCGCGTTTTCACCGAGAAGCTGGCTCACGACGACATTGACGAGTTGTGCTTCAGACAGCAGTTCCATGGCATCGCCAGTGAATCGACCTATGTACGCCGAGAAGAACTCGTCGTTGTGTTCGGGGTAGGCGAGAGCAATCGGGAAGATGAGGGGATAATCTGTGCGTTCGTCAATTGCACCTTGTGATGTGCTCTTTTGCACTTCCACGTCGTATGAATTTCGCATGTTTTGGGACACCTTATTCGCTCGATAGTTATTGAACCCGAACGGGTCGACCACGTCGAGGGCAAAACTTATCAACTCCATCGCCAACACGACCAGACCGGCGGGACCCATTCCCAATTTCGCAGCCGCTTTGGTGATGAAACCAAGACCGAATCGAATACTCGTTCGCGTGGCGACCTTAGTGGCACCTCTGGCGACCACCTTTCCCATTCTTCGCGAGAGATTCTGCACCGCACTTCGTGTCACTTGCACACCAGCCTTACTAGCTTTGTACGCGCCGCTCACGACTTGGGTGAACCCATAAGACACTGCGACGCTGTAGAGAATGCTTTGGGTGACTTTCATGGCTTTTTGAAACTTTGAGATTTCCTCATCGGTGAGGTCGCAACACCCGGTTTCGGCGTTCACGGTCGTCAAGCCCGGACACGGTGGGGGTACGATGCACTCAGCTGCATAGGCTTCGTCGATCCACGCCCGAATTTCGTCTGGGTCGAGGTTCAATTCACGAGCGAGCGTCTCGTTGCGGGCATTCTGTTCACGAATGTACTTGTCGGCCGTGTTTCTCAACGCATTCTCGCTCGATCGTTTATTTGATTCATTCACCACAATGAATGCGATGATGATCACCAGCAACACGGCGATGCCTATGACCAACAGAAGTGCTGACTCCATTTAATTAAAGAGTATATTTTTTTTTAAGTCATGTGGTGTTGGTGGTGCTGTCACGCATTCGAGGGCGAACCCCTCGAGATGCCTAAAAAGTACGACGAGATGCGACGAAAGTTTTACACCTATGGAAAATTTTGTTCCTGGAGTTGCATGAAGGCGTTCGCCATCGACAACTATGGGGTCAATCTCGGGGGTCGAATCATGGGAAACATCATGTGCATGCGCAAACAATTGTACGGGGTCTTGGGTCCGGTGCGCATGGCACCGAAACGCTACGAGTTGGACGTCTTCGGGGGGACGATGACCATCGAGGAGTTTAGAAAGCACAGCGTGATAGACGCAGGGTCGAAGAAACCCATCAACGCGGAGAACGAGCGAGAGGTGGCAGTGTCATACGTTTCACCCACGACTAAAGCAGTGGTGGAAGAAACCTCGGACGATGCGTTGACGCTTCGGAGGAAGAAACCCTTACAGAGAACTCACAATTCGTTGGAATCGGCTTTGGGGCTTTTAATTAAACCTAAGCAATTGGGACAATCGCCAGCTTTGTAGACAAAGTCGCACGCGTCGCACTCGCTCAGGGTGATGACTTGTTTCGGCGGCAGAAGACCTTCATTATATTTGTTTAATTGGTGGACCGTATAAATGCCGTACTTAACCATAGTGTCTAACGATGGGAAAGCCATACTTAGTTCAATAGTGTAATCGAATCTTTATTTGAAACACGACATGCAGCTCTTAATCTTCAACATCCCCGCGAAGCCGTCGACCATGGCGGGAACCATGGACTTGAGAAGCGTTTCGAACTCGCTGTCTTCGTCGCCCTTGTCGATTTTCTCGATGAGATGGTTCAACAACCCGATCACCAATTTCTTGCGTTCGGGTCCTGTGAGACCCTTGAGTCCAGACGCCATCATCATGAGCTTGGCCACGATCGGGGGAATGTCTTCCTTGGTGAATCCATCGGCGATGTACAACGCATCGATTTCGTTGACGGTGGCGACGATTTTCTTGCTATCAATCTTGCCTTGAAACTTCGAGAGCAAGGCGTCCATTTTTATTTTATGTGGAGATAATAAATGAACGTCGATAACGTGTTGGCGGGCACCGCGGTCACTTTGGGTTTGTACCAAATGTTCGATCGCCTGGGGGACGTGGAAGACCTGTCGGTGCGCTATCTGATGATTGGCATCCTGGCGAATGTGCTTTGGATTCTGTATCAGACAAGGAAAGGGGCGAACTATTCGGCAATATACACAGGCGTTGGTCTGGTGTTTCAATTATATGCCCTGAATCAAGTGCTGTTACGCGATATGAAGCGTGAGGATTCGTCGCGATGAGGCCTATGAGTCGGAGCAGTTGAACTTTCTCCTCAAAACTCAGTGTTCCCACTCTACGCATGACGTAGAGTACGAGTACACCGAATACACGAAAGGCGTCGAGCATCTCTTACCCGAACACCATAATAAAACCACTAAACAATAGCGCGATGACGGAGATCGCCATGTACAAGTTGTTGTAGAACTTTTGCGTGTCGTCGGCCGTTTCGCACTTGCTGATGGCGTTCGTGATCAACGCGGTGCCGATGAGCGTCATGATGGAGAGCAACGCGATGTACCCTGGAACATCTTTCGACACGAGTTTGCTAAAGATGAGCGTGACCGGGATGGTCAACGCGATGATCATCGTCGCCTCGAGGTATCGCGTGATGTCTTGCTTCCCTGATAATTTACCATCCGCACACTTGTCGATGATGTTGCGCCCTGATAGGTTCGCCACCGTGTACAGAATGCTAAACGGGAGCACCATCGTGATGATGGGTGCGTAGCCGATTTCGGTGTTGAGTTGCTTGCTGTTGATTTTCTGGGCAATGGCGTACAGCCTGTTGGTGACTCCCGACATTTTTACATTGAACTGAGATTTAAATTTTCATACGTATCGACCCACAATATTGGAAGGTCTTTGAACCACGTGTACATGACGGGGTTCTTCATCACGATGGGAACGACCCCTAGGGTGAGACATTCCCACGTGCGATGACAATCCACGCCGTTGCCCTCTGGGCTGGCGCAGTAACGGTACTGTGCTAACTCCTCGATGTACTCTTTCCACGGTTTCGCACAATTTTTGGGAAATCCTTGGCGAAGGAGGTCGGTCTCGCATTTCGAACGTACCCCGGGGTTGCTCGCCACATTGAAGTTGAAATATAACAATTTCGTCTTTGGTATGGTGGACGCACATCGAGCGAGATGCTCTTTATCCGTGCGTCTCCACATGTCCACGTTTTCTAAACCAAGAGGGAGACCCCACGTCTTTGGGTGAGGTATCATGTTGCATCCTCGCCACTGCACGAGAAGTGGGTGCCGAAGAATGGGTTCCACGCCGCCACTCGGATAGTCTGAGTTGTGCGTGACCAGCTCGAAGGGTTGAGTTATTTCGGGGAGAATCTTCGCGACAAAGTAGTGTATCCAATCCATCTTCGTAAAGAATGTGTGTGAGTTCTGTATGAGCGCGAGGTCGGGGTTCGGCGTCCCGACCACGATGAGTTTTTTGATGTGTTTCATACACGATGGGTTATTTTGTATGTACCCCCACTCGTACACACAAACATCACATTTTTGCATGAAATCTTCCCCAGTGTCCATCGTATAAAGAATTACCACGTTAGTTGTTTAAACCAGAAAATGTTTGCCATGATGTTATCTCCGGTGCGGGTCACTTGCAGTGAACCCAAGAAGCTCCGAAAGTTCCGCAAGCGCTTGGCGAGGGAGCGTCGCGAAGACCTCCAACGCATGGCGGATAAAATCAAAGACATCGGTCAGGATGAGATGCGTCGTTCGAAAGAATTGTTGCGCGAACACCGAGAATATTTTGAAAAGTCTGAAAAGAAGAAGAAGGACACTTCTATTGACTTTTTCGAGAAGTGAGGGCGAACCACGCCGCCATGAGTGTGAACATGGCCATCAAGACTTTATCATCCTGCTCCACCGCTAAGATGGCACTCAACGTGCTGTAAAGCGCGAAACGCACCTCCCGTTGGGTGCGGTCTAACGAACGTTTCATCGCGGTCCTACTCTTTTCCAAGTTTAGGACGGCGCTACTTATGTTTTTGATGCGCGTCGGCATCTCCGAGGTTGTCTGTATCATCCCTGTAATGTCGATGGCTTCGGTGACTTTATCTTTCACGATGGGTTCCAAGTACGTGTAATAATTAAAATCATCGTCCAACTTTAAACACGTCCCTTCCACTAACCCGAACGCCTTCGCCAGATAGATGAATGACGTCGGGAGGATGAAGGGTTTCTCCCTCGCGAGGTTGGCGATGATTTCATCGTTCATGAGGTCCTTGACGTCCAAAGTCCCGAGATAGTCCAAGATGGTTTCGAAGAACACCTCAATGTCCGCGAGGTCGGTGGCGATGGGAATGATGATTTTCAGCGCCACGAGGGTTTCCACGATTTTCTTCGTGTCCTTGTTGATGATGTGCACCAGAAGTTCCATGAATCCAGACTTCAACTCCTCGTTGATTGGGATGACCAAACCAAAGTCATAGAACACGAGACGCCCTTCGGGGAGAAATCCAATGTTCCCCGGGTGTGGGTCGGCGTGGAAGAACCCGTGTTCCATGGTCTGCATGACGTAGCTCTTGATGAGGGCGCCGCACAGTTTCTTCGTGTTCACGCCCTTGGTTTGAATGTCCGTCAACTTTTCCGACGGCACGAACTCCATGACGATGACGTTGGGGGAGGAGAGGTTTTCGTACACGCGCGGGACCTTGACCCATGGGACCTTACGAAAGTTGTGTCTGAAAAGGATGGCGTTTTGCACTTCCTTGCGATAGTCCGTCTCCCCGAGGAGGTTGTCTATGCTCTCGTCCAGCACGTACCCCGTGCCCGTGCCCGTGTCGATGCCCACGCGTTCGAGGAGGGCGACGATGTCCCTGACGTTGTCCATGTCGCTCTTCATGATGTTGTAGATGTCCGGGCGTTTCACTTTGACGATGACGTCCTCTCCCGTGACGAGTTGGGCGCGATGGACCTGACCTATGGAAGCTGACTTGAACGGAACTTCATCGAACCACGCAAAGTGTTTCTGGTTGACGTACTTCTTGACGTCATCGTAAGCCACGGGAGGGACGTCGTCCTGGAGCGACTCGAGTTCGGCGCAAAACTCCACTGGATAGAGGTCCCCTCTCGTCGAAACGATTTGACCCAATTTCACAAAGGTGGGACCCAAGTCGAGGAGTTGTTCTTTCGTCCAACGTCCTACGACTGCCTTGTTCTTGGTCGTGGCGTTCTTTACAAGAAACTTCCCTGCGAACTGCCACGTCTTGGCTTTTTGTAATGCACGCATTTATATTACAGACACATTTTAATTAGTTTGAAAAACGCGTCGACCATCTCTCGGTGTTTTTCGCTATTGATGCGTTCGGGGTTTTCGAGAAGATAGAGGATGCGTTTGTTGTCGTCGGGTTCACTGTGCACGACCTCCCTCGTGCGTATGTAATCGGCGACGACGTAGATGACGCCATCGAGACACTCCTCGAGGGCCATGTGCATCCACGAGTTCGATGGGGTCCCCCACGTGGTGGTGTCGTCGGTCACCCTGACCCCGTGACCGTACTTGGCCTTTCCGAATTCCATGCGCTCTCTGATGAGGTCCATTTTAAAAGAATAACATCCTATATTCTTAAATGATTACCATCCTCCCACATCTCGGTCTCGGGGACCAGCTGATATTGAATGGTCTCGTGCGTCATTTCGCGGAACAGGATGACGTCACCATCTTCGTGAAAAACTCACACGAGCGGTCGGTCGCGTTCATGTACAGAGACCTCGGCACGCGCGTGAAAACCATCAAACTCGACAAAGATGACGGGGAGATGATCACGTACGTGCAGACGCACCCAGTCGAATGTGGGAAGGTGCTCGCTCTCGGAGTCCACGCCATGCCCGGAGCAGATTTTGAACGTTTGACCACGAATCCGTTCACTTCATGGCTGTGTGCGTTTTACTTCCAGGCAGGTCTCAACCCGAACACGATGTATCGAAAATTTAAGGTGGACAGGGACCGCTCCAAGGAGTTTCCATGCCCGGATGAACCCTATGTCTTCGTACACGACGACGAACAGCGGGGTCGTGTCATCCGTGTGGACACGACACTGAAAGTGGTGCGTCCAAAGATTTCAAAGTTCATGGCGAACGGTATGTTTGAAGATGATGGATTTAATATTTTTGATTACATGACAATCATCGAAAACGCCCAAGAGAGGCATATGATGAACTCGAGCTATAGTTGGCTCGTCGAGCTGTTCAACGTCGGCGATAGAGTGTCGAACTTTTTCCACATGAATGTCGGCGCACACGACTATTGGACACCCGAACAAACTAAAACGTTTTACACCGACGACCTCTGGACGTTCGTGGTGTAGCTCTTCTCTTCCACGAGATTGGATCCCGATGCAATGTTAATCTCCTTCTTAATTCTCGCCCGTTCATCGTTAAACTTGTACACCATGCGCGCCTTCTCGACGAACTCCTCACCGAAATCCTCGAGGGTTTCGAGGTGTCTCAGACGTTCTTCCACGTCCCAGATGATTTCGTTAACGTGTTTCAATGCCTCTTTATGTTCTGTGTGGAATTCGAGTGCACACAACGCGTCCAACTCCGTTCGAACGTTCGCGAGTTTGTCTTCCTCGGTGATGCGTGCATCTTTTATTTCGAGGATTGTTATTTTATCGATGAGTTCCCCCTTTGAGACTTCTACGAGAACCATTTAAAGAGTAAGGCTTATTTTCTCTTTAAATGCAATCTCGCGTCGCCGTTGTGACGGGTGCGACGGGGCAGGATGGTTCCTATCTGTGCGAACTCCTCTTGGAAAAGGGGTACGACGTCAAGTGCCTGGTGCGGCGGTCGACGTGTCGTTCGGAACATAGCTTTTTCGACAAGGTGCAACTCTACGACGGCGACGTCTTGGACCACCCCATCATTCATAAGATGATTCAAGATTGCGACGACTACGCATGGGTTGAGATTTACAACTTGGCGGCGCAGAGTCACGTGCACACGTCGTTCAACTGTCCAAGGTATACGTTCGAAACAAACACCCTCGGCGTGCTCAACATCCTTGAGAGTGTGCGACAGAGTAAAAACCCGTCAAAGTATCGCATGTACCAAGCCTCCACGTCGGAGATGTTCGGAAAAGTGCAGGAAACCCCTCAGAGAGAGACCACGCCGTTTTATCCTCGGTCGGTTTACGGTGTGTCAAAGTTGGCGGCGCACTGGTTGGTGAAAAATTACCGTGAATCCTATGGTCTTTATGCGTGTTCGGGCATTCTGTTCAATCACGAGAGTCCCCGTCGCGGTGCGGATTTCGTGACGAAGAAAATCACCGAAGGGTTGAAGCATGGCAAGGTGCTCGAATTGGGTAATCTCGATGCGGTCAGGGACTGGGGTCACGCCAAGGACTACGTCGAAGGCATGTGGCGCATGTTGCAACAGGACGACGCCGACGAGTACGTCGTGGCCACGGGGAAGACGCACTCGGTGCGAGACTTTGTCACGATGTGTCTGAAACATCTCGGGAAGGATGTGACGTGGGAAGGTGAACGTGAGCACGAAGTCGGCAAGGTCGACGGCGAGGTCGTGGTCAAGGTGTCGCCAAAGTTCTATCGCCCGTGCGAAGTGGACGCCCTCGTCGGTGATGCGTCGAAGATTAAGAGCATCGGATGGGAACAAAAATATTCCATTGAAGATTTAATTACAGATATGTTGAACTAACATCGCCCCGTTGCGCGCGTCGGTGACGTGTTCAAGAATTTTCCACGTTTCCGGTGCAGCTTTGATTTCTTCCACAATTTTCGCACACTTGTTCGTGTTCGTGTCGTCGAGGAGCAGGTACTTGACGTGATTTTTTATTTTTTGAAATTCGTGCCACGTCGTGAATTCACTCCCGTCCAAGAGGATGACGTCGAAATCTTCTCGTGTGTCAAATATTTTGCACTCTTTCATGTTGGTGATGTCGACCGTATTCCATCGATTGAACTCGGCGTCATCCTTAGCTTGTGGGAACACTTCGTAGACCTGCTCGGGCGCGAGGTGCACGAGCACCTCGTTTAGGATGTGCACGTTCGCCACGCCTTTGTGAAACTTTTGCGCGTGGGCAACCTTGTCGGCGTTGCATTCGAGAGAATAGAAGACGGTGTCGTCTCGGTCTTTGAGCACGTTGACGAAGGCGCGCGTGCTCCCTAACCCGTTCCACGTCCCGACTTCGAGGAACGTTCTGTTCTCCGGGTCTTGACATAGGCGGGTAATCCATTCGGTGAGGCAATCGTCGTGGATTTGTCCCGTAGTGTTTTGATAAAATCCTTGATGGTCGTTCGGGCACCACATAGGTTTTACAAATTTAAAGTTCTAATCTTTTAATAAAAATGTCATTACAAGTAATAATCTATGTGCATGTCCGGTCGTCCGTGAAAGTTTGAAAAATCCAAACCCTTCACCGGGAACGCTTCAGTCTCCGGTGCGACGGTGTCCACGAGGTCGCGACGCACGTACGTCACTTCGAACACTTTCGGAAAGTTATTGTCAATCCACGGTATCAGTGGGTAGTTGTTTCCGTGTACGTGGATGCACACAAAGTCTTTGTTCAGACATTTGTACACATTGTCGATGACTTCGTTGTAAGACAAGAGGTTGTTTTCCAGATGAAATTCGACGATGATTTGCGAAAAGTTTTTCAGGTGCTTACACGCCGGTAAAGACGTCCACTCCGCACCCTCGACGTCAATCTGCATCATCAAATTCGTGTTGTCGAGATGACCGTTTCGTTCGAGGTGTGCATCGATGGTGTCCAAGTGTTCTTCCTTCTTATCGGAGACACCCTCCTTGAAGTAGTGAATGTAGTCCGGTTTGTCCGTGATGCCATCGATGGTGTGGTCGTACACGTAGCACGGCTTTTTGTATTTTTCGTAGAACGCCTTTTCGAATGTAATCTTATCTTCAGACCCATAACTGTAAAGCGCGTCGTACGCTGGTAAATCTGCGACCACGTAGCCGCCGTCACTCACTGTACCGATTCGAATCTTTTTCAGATTTGTTCTGTACGGTTTGAAATATTGCTTCAACCGGTTGCAAATGTCCAAGTATATCACGACGGGATTCATAGCTATATGTAATATCAAACTTAAAGCTTTAACTGTATCGAAGTTTAATGATAATCGACGCTTTCCCGTTTCACAACGAGTTGGAATTGATTCGTCGACGTCTGACGTATTTGTCTCCCGTTGTGGATAAATTCATCATCGTTGAAGCGACGCACACGCATCGGGGAGAGTCCAAAAAGTTATATTTTCAGGACAATCAGGACATGTTCACGGAATGGAAAGACAAGATTATTCACATCGTTCTCGATGTCGTCCCACCCGATGATAACCCATGGACCATGGAGCACATGCAACGCAACTACATCGCAAAGGGTTTGGTCGACATCCCCGATGACGCGATCGTCATGATTTCAGATGCCGATGAGATTCCACGCACCGAACTGATTCAACAATTGCCAAAGACGCTCGACACGATTTCAGTGCACATGATTACTTTCAATTACACGATTGATTACTTTCAGACTTTTGAAAAATGGTTCGGCACGGTCATCTCAAACAGAAAGAACGTACTCGAAAAAACGCCACAATTTTTCCGCGATAATCGATGGAAGTTCCCACTCGTTGAATTCGGTGGATGGCACTTTTCGTCCTTTGGCGACGAACAATTCTTAGCCAACAAACTCCGAAGTTGTGCCGAATGCTACGACGAGGGCTTTGACGAAAACATGGCTGGCACGTACATGTCAGAAAAGTTGTCTCACAATGGGAAATTCAAGCTGACGAAGACGCCTCAAGCCATCTTAGACACGGTCCCCGAACTGTTTAAAAAAATAGGATGAATTTGTGATTGACCGTAAACACCCGCGGTGTACCCAAACGTTGAAAACCCCTTACAATTCTCATCACCTGCCGTGATGTACACGTGCTTACATCGCGACAGGAGAAACCACTCGACGTACATGTCCGTTCTGTCCACGTCATCGCACGCGCGACTGTGTACGACACCACCCCCCATGAGCTCGTACATTCGAACCTTGCCTCCGTACTTTGCTTTGAGTTCATCCCTAAGAACGACACTGTCCGTGGCCACGAACACGGGTTCCCGTGCGTCCTCGATGACTTTCGTGAACTGTCGAAGGGTCTCGTCGTCGCAGAACCACGCGGCGTCTTCGTGGGGTGTCCCGTCGTCCAATTTTTTGGAATCCACACCGTAATTGCCTCGACGAATGTGTACACCCACGTCGCACCCGTGGAGGTTCTGGGACACGAGTTTTTCTATCCTTGGCGTCGGTTGGACGAACTGTCTGATGAGAGGATGCACGCGTTGTGTAGACATTGGATTGATGTAAATCTTTCCAACGTACTCTTCCTCGTCGGGGTCGGTGGAGACGCCGATGTTCGCGATGCATTCGATGGGTTCGGGAAGGTGAGGGGTTTTATTCCGCACCAACGTGTTATAAACAGCATCTGAAATCTGTATCAGTGTGTTCCCCCATCCAGTCTCTCGGTCGTACACGAGTTTCATTACTTAAATAAAGAGCAAACTCTTTATAATATAAATGTTCATCTCCTACTCCCTCTGGGGCGACAATAAGGTGTACACCTACGGT